CCACTATCGCCCCTATCAGGGCCCGGATCATTTAGAGCCTATGCCGTATTGCTTCTCGTTAGGTTGTACCGCTTTCATAAGCGGACCTACGAGCCCGGCGATAAACGCGTTAGCTAGTACTTTTGGATCTTGTATACCTGACATATACAGAGCTGCTACTGAGGCAAGCGCTGCGCGTACATATGACATAACGGCAGCCTCTAATTGCTTTTTATTCATTGTCTAGTCCTAACTTTTCTATTAGTTGTTTTGCCTTTACCGCCGATACCTCTACCTCGAAGTGCATATCGTCCGGCCTGCTCTTAAAGTCGCCGCCCCACTTAAGGCCGTACTTTTTAGCGAGAGCTCTAATCATTGGAATTTTTTCAGCCGGGAAAGTGTCGTACTTTCCTAGGGGATGCTTAGTAGCATTGAGATCAATAGCGGTGCCGGAGGAGTGGCACGAAAGTTTCGTCGGATTACCGCGCACCATCCGATAGGCGTAACCCCAATCGTCAAACGTGCCCTCATCGATCGGCTCGATCAGCTCGTGAAACTCCGCAGCAAAGGCGGCCAAGAGAGGCCCAACACTCTCAGCGCACCTTAGCTTACGATCCGTACCCCGTACAGGGTAGGACTTTATTTTGATTTCGTCCGGATCTTTTGATGCCGGATAACCGTTATAGCTCTGGAATTGTGTGCTCATTGTTTGAGCACTCCCATCTTTTGAGATTATTTAATAAAAGTTCGTTATGTCCACATTGAGGCCTTGGAGCTATGAAAGCATCATCTATAGGATCGTATGTATAACCTATTCCGGCATAATTAAATCTAATAGACGACTAGTAGCTCGTTCTCTTGCAGACTTGTCCTCTAAAGTTTCCGTACCATGTCTCAGGGTCTAATCCTTCAATTAACTCTGTCTCATCAATACCGACAATAACTTCCGTAACGATGTTTTTGTCATCCAAAAATGCGTAATGTGCCATTATGACCAGCTCACATTTCCTGTACCAGCGGTAATTGTTGTAACTTTGTTCGCACCTACTGTTGCTGTGCTACCTGTCAATCCTGCGCCTATTGTAATTGTACGAGTATTTTCATAGCGAAGAATAACGACACCTGATCCACCTGCGCCGCCTGTAGTCCCTGCGCCGCCTCCTGAGCCCGTATTTACTGATCCTGCTGTGCCTGTTCCTCCATTACTTCCTGCTCCGCCGCCTCCTGAGCCTCCTGAGCCAGCGGTTGCACTGCTTGCTACTGCTTGACCGCCGCCTCCGCCTGCTCTCGTGACAGCACTTCCAGTAATAGATGATGAAAGACCATTTCCACCTGATCCACCTATTGCAGTTGAGCCAACTGTGCTTGCGTTTCCGCCTACCGAGCCGGCGCCGCCGCCTCCGCCACCTGCAACACAGTTAAAGGGAGCCGTCGCACTTGCATTTCCGCCATCATAACCTTGGTTTGCCGTGCCTGCTGCGCCCGTAATTGATGTAGCAGCGCCGCCGCCCATTCCCGCCGCGCCACCTGCGCCGCCTGTTGCACCATTATTAAAACTGCTGTTAGCTCCGCCATTATAGCCTTGACCGCCGCCGCCTCCGCCTGTAGAAGTAATTGTAGAGAAAACTGAATTGCTACCGTTTTGCACCGAAGCTAATTGGCTATCACTTGTAGAGCCCACACCGCCTGCGCCAACTGTAACTGTGTAATTAGTATTTAATGTTAAAGATAAAGGAGTTTCTGCCGTAGAGCCGCGCCCTGAGGTTTCACCTGATATCGAATTTCTGTATCCGCCGGCAGCACCGCCGCCTGCACGTGGAGATGAGTTGTCTTTACCGCCGCCGCCTCCGCCTGCAATAACAAGGTAATTAAGGGTAATAGCACGAGAATAATTTTGCGATGCAATAATTCCGAGAATAGGGCTCATTAGCTTAAATCACCAATAACTGTAAAAGTATTAGATGCAGTACAAATCACGGTAGCCGCTGAGTAACGAGCTCTTAAAATAGGAGCTGCGGTGCTTGCTCCGGTTGAGGTAATGGTTACACCTGCGCCGGCAGCAAAAGAGGTAAGTCCTACGCCGATACTTTGTACGTTAATTTGTTGCCCTGCACTAAATACGCTTGGCGGTACTGTAACAGTAATTGAAGAGGCGTTAGATGTAGTAACTAATTTATCGGCATCTCCAGCTACTAAAGTATATGTAGTACCTGTTTGAGCATTAAAAGTAAGTAATTTAGGTAAAGCTGCCGAGGCTAAATCATAAGTAGTTTTAACCGCGTTAGCTGTCGCTGCTAGCGTTGTTGATGTACTAGATGTTGAGTCTGATAGCTGTACGGCTCCAAGGTTTGAGGTCGTGCCGCTAAGGATCCCTACGTTTACGGTCCCAGATGTACCACCACCGGTTAAAGGGCTTGATACCGTAACGCCCTCAATGTCACCTGTAGCACCTGAGGCTACCCACGCTGCACCGTCGTAATACCATAGTGAGTTAGTGTCTTTTGTAAATGCAAACTGTCCCTCGGCCGGTGCGGTAATAGCCGCATCTCGAGCCGTAGTAGTTGCGAATACGTTAATGCCCTGCATGAGGTAGCCGTTTACGTCTCCGGCCGTTAATACCTCACCGGTTATAAAGGTCTTAAAACCTTGACCAGCCGCCATATCTATCTCCTTAGTACGCTAATACGGAGGTATCGAGCACTCCATATAGTGATGAGTTTAATATAAAACCGTCGATAATCGGCTCTAGTGTAGTAAATGTCGTTTTCCATGAATTAGGCGTAACGCGGTGCATTACGCCAAACACTTGTAAAGTCTGTTGTAAAGTCGAGTTACCAGGCTGATTAGTCGTAACCTCTACCGGGTCAAAAAAATCTAAGCTAAGAGCTGCAAGGATGCCATCGTTATAATCGTCCATATATAGATCAAGCTCGACCGCATCGCATCTAGTTTGTGTATCTTTACGGCTTGCTACGTAGGCACGTGCGTAATCGAGTGCGGCTTGGTTTGTATCCATTACTAGATTTTGTTGATTATACGAGTGCACAAAATACTCATCTATAGAGGCTTGATCCTCTGCAATTTGAGCCGTACCGCCAATTTTAGTAATAGAGGCAGAGTTATAAACTTGCGTATCATCTAATCGCCATACCGCGTTAAAGTAATTTATATCCGTTCCATCGTCGTTAAATTTAGTTACCGGAAAGGCCTGCGAGTCAATACAAAAGGCACGATCTTTAAGCTCTACCGATCCTCGAGCATTAATATACAAAGCACCGTACTCGGAGATAGTTGCCGTTTGTAAAGCGTTAAGAGCGGTGCGAGGGTTGCCCGGGTCTGCCTGAAATATTGTTGTGCCGTACTCGATTTCACGCATCGATGGAGGCCAAGCGATCTCGTCGAGAATAGCGTTTACACGCTCGCCCGGTAAGTCACCGGCATTAGCTAGAGTAATGGTAGAGACTTGGCTATTTTGGAAAAGTCTAAAAGCATCCACGGCCGTAATAGTCGTGTATACGACATCGGTAGCCATCTTAGGCGTAGTAGTTGTATAGCTAGTAATAAAGCCGCTAAACATCGGATACTCGATACCCTGATAAGTGCCGGTAATTTGTACTTTACGCATTGGAGTAAGTAGGCCGTAGTAAGGGCCTGCGGCATTTTGAGGATTAAAGTCGCCATTTTGATCCACGATACGCAGGGTTAAGGTACCTGTTTGGAATACATCCGCCTGAGCGTTACGGCCTCGTGTAGTTGTAACGCCATCGACTACGTTAGATACATCTACGATAAGCGCTTCGGAGTCTGCTAGCACATTAGTACCTAGCTGACCCGTACCTAGGATCATCGCTTGCGCAAAAGCCGGGCCCGTAGAAAAGTTAATAACGGCATTTATGGTAGGGACGGTCATAATGTACCTGCCACCGTTAAAGGATCTCCGTCGCGGTTAATTTTTTGGATTGTATTTTGGATCATGGTAGTTAATTCATCCGGTGCAGCGATAGCGCCTGCATTTATTGTAATGTCATACGTACGAGGATAACCTCCGCCGTAATTCATGTAAGGGCTATAGCCTCCTAAATCCATTTTTTGACTACTTGCTAAAGATGAATAAAATTCCGTAGCTGAGACATAAGCCGGTATATCCGCCGTAATAGCTGCGGTTATATCTACGGTTTTTAATTTTAAGTTAGGGTCAATTATAGGACCTGTTACAAATGGGGTTTTTCCAATCTTAGTTATACCTTCAGGCAAAAACTGAGACCCGGGCATTTTAGTACCGCATAAGCCGAGAGTTTTCATAAGCTCGATATACTTTAGTAAAGCCGCATAGCGAGCATCATCGGCCGCCTTTTGAGCCTTGGCGATGGTGTTAATAGTGTCAAGCTCAGCACTTTCGCGAATTTTGTTTAGCACTAATCCGGCATTAGTCGTATTGCTCAGAGCAGCTAGTTTAGCGATCTCTGTTAATTGGATCTGTACGCGCTCGTTATAACTGTTCTTGTCTGCCAAGCCTCCGGCAGCAATTATAGCAGCGTTGTACTTACCAAAAGCAATATCTCTTAGGCGCTCTTTTTCATTTTCTGCCATCTTGCTATCATTAATAACTTTTAGCTCTGTGAGTAATTGCGTGTTAAGCGCAGTAAGAGCAGCATCGCTAATAGTTGTAATGCCGGCTAACTTGGCTAAGTCTGCGTTTTTCTGTAAGGCTGCAAGCTCGTTAATTTTCTTAAGTGCTAAGTCGCCCTGCTCGTCCTCAATAGCCATAAGAGCTTCAAGGCGCAGACGTGTCTCTTTGTCATACGTAGCCTGTAGAGCTGCCGCGATCGAGATACGGTTAGTGTCAAATACGGCCGCAGCCTTTGATAACGAAAGTTTATTTTTCTCTGCTAAAGCTGCCTTTTTCTGTAAGGCTAGTAACTCTTTTTGACGTTTAGCCGCCGCCGCTTCTGCCGCAGCTCTAGCCTTAGCGGCTTTAACCCCGGCATCGGTTGATCCGGAGATAGTCATAGGCGTAGTAAAAGGCTTAGGCTTTAGTCTATCTTCTTTGCCTAAATCTTTTATAAACTTAAGATAGGAAATGTTATAAACATACTCCCAATCTTTAGAGTCAAAACCCGGGATAGATTTTAATTTTGCAGCTAGGACTCCAATACCTCGAATAACATCGGCGGTATTTTCGGCGGCCGTTTCCATGTTTTTAGCTAAAGTTGCTACGGAGTCATCGTCTCCTAGTTTAGATAGAGCATCTACTAAACCCGTACCTATAATTTCTTGAGCGTTACCTGCCGCCTCTTTGAGTACGCGCATCTTGCCGGCGTAAGTCTCAAGCTCTGCGGTACCTGCCCCGGCAAAAGTCTTAGTCAATAATGTAACCGCATCATTAAAATCTAAAGTGGATAATTCGCTCTGACTAAGGCCTAAATTATATTTTCTAAGGCCTTTAGTGTTGCCCACGTAAAGCGCTGCGAGATCCTGATTTACGGTGAGTAAATCTTGGCCCGACCCGGCGGCTACATCTAGAGAGAGGTTTAATAGATCTTGCGCTTTAGTAGTAGATCCGGTTGCGGTAATTAACTTTTGGAAAGCCTCGCGTAATACCTCGCCCTCGTAGCCAAACTTGGCCGATATATCGCCGAGTTTCTTTTCGATGATATCGGTATCGAAAGCTAACCCTAAATTTTTTAATACTAACTCAAGGCGCTTGGCTGACTTTTCATTTTCTGCAAAAGCCTTAACGGCATTTTTACCGTATGAGAGCATGGCTGCGGCACTAAAAGTAACGGCAAAAGTCTTAGCAAGGGTCTTAACCTTTTTGCCTAGTTTGTCTGAGGCCGTCTCGGCTTGCTTAAAACCTTTACCGTCTAGCTTAGAGCCAATATTAATTACAGGTAATACCATTATGCGGCCCTACTTAATTTACCTTTAGATATGATCGCGTTAAAAGCTTGAGTAGTTTTATCGATAGCCGTACGAGCTGCGCCCTCAGCTTTTCCTTGATCGGATGCCCACGCTCTAAAAATTAAACGACCGCGACCTTTTAGGCTGCTCGTAAGAGGCGGTAAGTTTTCGATAAAGGTAGCACCGGCACCCGGGTTTACGGATCGGCTTACGCCTTTACTTGCTCCCCCAGCTTTAGGCCCTACCCAAGGTTGAGGCCCATTACGACCGGCCGTCTCATAGATAGCACCGGCGGCAGATTTATTAGTAATAGTTGCCATCGAGCTAAAGCCGTAACGATTTATCTTACTTGGAGATGTAGAGTAAACGATCCCGGATTTTATTGTGCTTGCACTATAAAAAGGAAACTTAGCCTCGCTAAAAGATCGAGAAGCCCAGCCGGACATAGGCGTTTGAGCAGGTACAAAACCTCGAGCCTTAGCGACTACAGGTCTCATCGCTACGGCTAAATCTTTTTTGAGTTGCTTTTCTAGATCCGGAGCAAAGGCGCGTAACGCTTTACGTAGATCGACGTTTCCGCGTATTTCTATGGTTGGCATTTTTAACCTCCTCCGCTTGCTCGTTTAATACCTGTACTAACATCTTAAACATCTCGGGCTCGAGATCGAGTATCGCTTGAGGCGCGACCCCTAACCGTATTGATAGTTGCGCTACCAAATGAGTTAGAGTGCCGCGCCCTAGCTTAAAGGCTCGTCGTCTAGTACCTCGACCTTTTTAAGAGTATCTAAAAACTCGGCTCCAAACATCGGTACGGTTTCGCCGGATGTACGCAAGCACTCCCACGCTAACCAATATACGTCGCTTTGTTTCTCGTCATCTCTAAAAGCTTTGTGAAAGCCTTTTTTTGCGTATAACTCAAAGGCGTACTCAATTCGCGGCGAGATTTGATGCTCGCTTACCTCGCCGGTAGCCCTTGTTATTTTGAGTCGTGCCATTTTTTGCCCCTTTGTTAGTTTGTTATGGTGCGGTAGTAATTACGATTGGTGAGTTACACGTAAACGTGATGCTCTGAGTACCGATATCTCCGACCGCGCCGTTAATATCTGTAGTGTTATTTACTAGGATAGTCGTAGCGTACTGAGGGTTAGTAGCTGAGGTAGTCGCGCTAGTTTGCTTTAGCGTGATTGGTACGGTCGTACCCCAGGCTGCCTGCAAAGTAGCGTTTACGTTAGCCGCTGCGGTATCGCTCAAAAAGTCTAGAGAGATCGTGCTTGTCTCTAGGCCCTTAGTAAATTTTCTTG